TTCACGGCTGTAAGTTTTCGCTTTCTTCTCAGCCTGTTTTTTCGCACTCTGAAACTTCGATCGCTCAGGATGAAACCACTCTTTTGGGTGACTATGCCGGCAAGCTGGAGAGCCGTAATACGTCGAGTTACTGCGGCTATTTCACTAAGGAGCATTGTTATCATATAACTCTTGCCTATGTCCAGGTTCCGATTTCTATGGGAATTGAAGGTCTCCCCCGAGTGAATACTCGGACAAAGGCTCTTGATTATCTTATTCCCGAGTTTAGCAATGTCGGTGAGCAGCCCATAAACTCTTCTGAGATGTATATGGATGTAGCTTTTTCCGTATCGGATATTTTCGGTTATACACCTAGGTTTGCAGACTTTAAGAGCCATTATAACGAGGTTCACGGTGACTTCCTCTCGTCTCTCAACTATTGGCATGCTGGTCTCCTTGGTTCTGGTTCCGCTTATCAGCATATTAATTTCAACTTGATTCATGCTGGAGCAGGTTCAAATGTCTCCCGGATGTTCTCCACGAATCTTCTCGATCCTTTTCGCTTCTGGTTCTACTTTGACTATCACAAAACCTCTCCTTGTACTCGTTAAGCTTATATCCTCATGGTTATAGAAAAAAGTCGTTCCTGTCGAGTGGCCACCTTTCTTCAACCATGAATAACACATTTTTATTAACGTAGTTAATACCTTAATTTAATTTTTTATGGAATCAAGACATCTTTTTATTTCTAAGGAGGTTATTTGCCGTTTCGGTACCGACCTCCTTTTGGATCTCTCTCCTTTCGAACCTGCTATTGAGCCGCCTGTATTCAATTCTATCTATGATTATCTTTCTTTTGGCATAGATAAGTATAAGGATAGTGCTACGTTTGATGGCGATGCAGAGTTTGATGATCATGGCAATTTGATTTCTGATATTGATGATTCTTTTGTTGAATCCGATGATATCTTTGATGATATTGATAATTCCGTTAATTTTATTTTAGAAAATATTAATGAATCATCATCTACGCAGGACAACACGAGCGAAAGCAAGGAGGAGGAGGAGCAAAGCGATAGCGATGCGACGACGACGACGGGCGTAAGCGAGTAGTTCGGTGTTGGTGTGGTCTTTCTATTGTTATTTATTTTTTTTGGGCGCGTACATATCTTGTTATTATACGCGCCCATTGACTAAATATTGATTATCATGAATTTACCAGTAGATCCCCCTTCAAGTTTTTTCCCCGGCTCCGAAGTTAATGATTATTCGGATGACTATTTGGATTCCCTTCCCGTTGATTCTGCAACTCTTAATGTTAAACCTAAGATGAGCCCCTTGGCCTCTTTTGTTGTAAGTTCAGCGGTTGATATTGGCAAGTTGCTTATTAATCAACTCTTGCAAGATAGAGCGACAAAGAAAACAAATGAGTATAATAGTCCTGTAGCTCAGGTTGCACGTTTGCGTGCCGCTGGGCTTAATCCCGCTGCCGCTATGGGTGCCATTTCTGGCAATAATAATACCCGCTTTAATGCTGCTCAGGATAATTCTCGTATTTCCCCCTCCGAACTTTTGTCGCTACAAAATCTTTACGAGCAAAATAAAATGCTTCGGGCTCAACGTAAGTCCATTGAGATTGATAATCGGTATAAATCCGATACGTATGATAACCGGGTTAAACGTGCTGCTCTTGGTGTACTTGCCCAAGACCTATCCAACCAGCTTCAAAGCGGTAGGATATCATACCAGCAGTATGCAAACTCTATGAAATCACTCGAAAATGATTGGCTGAAATTTATTTCGGAGCCTAATTCTAATTATAACGGTTTTTCTCCCCGTGAGGCTTCATTTTATTATTCCAATTATCTTTCTCCCCGGGAGACTGTAACAGGTCAATCTTATAATAATGATATGCTTCAAATTAAGCGGGATTTTGCGAACGCTTTTGGTATTACCGATTCTCCGTCCAATGCTTTTGATGCTTTTTTTAAAGCTGTCCAGATGCTTTTCCATTATATTAATATTCGCAACGGTGGCGGTAATTGGTAAATTTTTTGTATTTTTGCACGTTCTTTGACGTTTTGGCGTGATAAAATCGCATTTTAAATTACTCCATTTATCTGTTTTGGTGTAATTTTTTTCCTGTGTAAACGGTTTTTTTATCATAATTCAAATTATCGGACAAGGTTGCCGTGTTTAATTCACTTTTTTCAGTTAGATTATTTTTCTAAAACTTGCGTACGGTAGCCTTGTCTTTTTTTTCATTATGGATGATTTTATTGTAATTGAAATGTCGGATGACTTTGACGGTTTTTCCGCCTCTTTTGATGGTCTTTCAGATTCACAGATCGCGGCTCGTTTGGAGGCTTTGTCCGATGAGTAAAATTTATTTTTAACCTTTTAAATCTTTTTAATTATGTATTACAAATCACGTTTCAAGTTGCGGCGTTGGCGCCGTAGATCTTCTCGTCGTAGACCCCTCTATGCCCGTGTTTCTCGCGGTGGTTTTAGGTTGTCATGAGCAAGTGTTTCCAACCTATTTTTCTTCGGAAACAGAATAGATTAGTACCTTGCGGCAAATGTTGGTTTTGTCTTTCCCAAAGGCGTGCCGAGTGGGATTTTCGCTTACTTGTTGAGGCTTCTTATTCGGCATGCTGTTATTTCCTGACTCTTACCTATTCGAATGAGTATTTGCCGTTAATTCGTTTGTTGCCCACTCTTTTTCCACGTCATCTTGACCTTTATTGGAAGACTTTGCGCAATCATGGATTTAAATTTTCCTACTTTGCTATCGGTGAGTATGGTGGTAAGTTTGGTCGGCCTCATTATCATGTGCTTATTTTTTTTCCTTCTTCGGTCATTTATCCTATCTATCTTAAACATTATTGGCCTTTTGGCCGTGTATCTATCGATAGGGTAGAGCCAGCCTCTATCCATTACGTTACCAAGTTTCATGTTATGCCAAAAATGCCTAACTCACTTTCTGAGGTAGTTCGCCCTTTTTCGCGTATGAGTAAAGGAATTGGCTACCAATGGCTCGGTGATCATTTTTATTCTTCTGCTCCCTCTTCTATCCGTATTGGCAAGTTTTCTTATCCTTTTCCTCGCTACTTTTCTAAGTTGCTTGGTTTTGATTCTTCTGATTGTGTTTTTTCCTTTCCTTATTCGGATAGTTCCGTTTCCTCATATTACGAAGATTTTTCTGAGCGTCGTTTGCGCTCTTATCATTTACATTCAAATTTTTTTTAATATTATGTCGATATTCACAAAAAATAAACGAATTAAAATTCCTCGGTCCAAGCATAACCTTTCCCATAGCAATATTCTTACTATGGGTCCTTGTCGTCTGGTCCCCATCAATGTGGAAGAGCTTGCTCCGACTGAAAAAATTGGTTATAGGTTCGGTTATTCCATGTTTACCGATGCTCTTTTTGCGCCGGTGATGCAAGATATGCGCGTGTGTGTCCGGGATTTCATTGTCCCCCACCGTCTCTTATTTCATGGTTTCGAAGACTTTGTCACCATGTCCTATGTAAAGGATAAAGACGGTGTTGATGTTATTAAGGTGCCAGAATCCCCCTACACCACTACGACTGATATTGTTACCATTGTTGAGAACAATGGTTCTTTGAAACCATTGGCTGACTATATGCGTTACAAGTACGGTAATCATACCACTTCCAATGTTGCTTCTTCGGGTCTTAAGAACAAACACATTACATTGCTTCCTTTGGTTGCTTACGCAAAAATATACCTGGATTGGTTCAACGATGAAACATTCGGGTATGACGGTAAGCGCACTTTTGACAGTCTTCTGGATGCTTTGGATAATATTTATGTTGGTGCCGGCCTTGGCTTTAATGTTTATTATCCCGATGGTTCTTACGTACTTACGAATGTACTGACTTTTCTTTTCACTCTTCGATATGTGGCGCAGCCAAAAAACTATTTTACTTCCGCCATGACTGCCCAGCAGAAGGGTCCTTCGGTAAAAGTCCCTTACAGTGGTAGCCGTGCAACTGTGCTTTTCAATACGGATGATGGGTCTGATATTCCCTCTACTTCTTCACGTATGTTTCCGTATGTACCAGGTGCCGGAAATCCTGAAACTGAGGAGTTTGGTGTTGTCTCTCCTTACAATGGTTCTACAATTTCGGTTCTTGGCCATTTGTATGCTGATTTGGCCAGTGTTGATTCTCCCACTATTGTTGAGTATCGGACTCGTGAGGCTCTTCAAAGGTTCCTCGAGCGTAATCAGACTGGCGGCACAAGGTATGTGGAGTTTCTCCGTGCACATTTTGGATCTAAATTGCCCGACCCTTTTGCTCAACGTAGTCAATATCTTCACGGCTGTAAGTTTTCGCTTTCTTCTCAGCCTGTTTTTTCGCACTCTGAAACTTCGATCGCTCAGGATGAAACCACTCTTTTGGGTGACTATGCCGGCAAGCTGGAGAGCCGTAATACGTCGAG